TCGCCCGGTTCGAGGAGCTGACAATGGTTGCCCGGGTCACCACAGGAGAGGAGGCGCCGTGAGCGCGCTGTCAGAACTGATGGAGGCCGAGCCCGGCTCGGTGCCCGTCGCCGTCGCGCGGGCCGTGCTCGCCGACCACCGCCCCCATGGGCGGGTCACCTGCGGCTCCCGCACCGACGGGCCCGTGGCGCACCGCCACAACGGCCGCCAGCAGGTGGACGAGCTGGTCATGACCTGCTCCAGGCCCGAGGGCCACGAGGGCGACCACCAGGACGCCGTGTGCTGCTGGTCGTTCCACTCCTTCCCCGAGGAGGCGGCCGTCGACGGCCCCGGCCGCGACCTGCGGCACTGCTCGCAGTGCGGGCGCCCGTGGCCCTGCCCCGACGCCCGTGGCGCCCAGGGGGTCCTGCCATGACGCAAGGAGCCAGGCTGGCCGCCATCATGGCCGACCACGACAAGGGCCCGCAGTACGCGGTCGTCGAGTGCGCCCACCCCGGTGGGTGCCCGGCCTCCGCGCGCATCGAGGGCTCGTATTCCAAGACCGACGCAGAGCTGGCCGCGGAGTTCGTCTCCATGGGCTGGTCCGTCGGACCCACCCGCTGCCCCGACCACGTGCAGCCGACACAATGAGAGGGGGCCCGCCATGGGCGCCAAGAAGAAGCGCGACCGCCCGTGGCGGGTCGCCAATCCCGAGATGGCCGCTGCCATGCGCGAGCTGCGCAGGTCCAGCGCGTCGTCCCCGCACGTGCCCGCGCCCCGCAAGGGCACCAGGGCCGTGCGCGACCGCAAGCAGATAGACGAGCAGAAGGAGGGCTAGGCCATGTCGTCTACCCAGGAAATCACGCGGCGCAGGAGCCGCACCGTGCGCCGCGTCATCGAGCACGAGGGCCGCACGATCAGGGTCGAGGCCGTCTACGGCCTCGCCCACATCGGCGACCAGCCACCCTGCTTCTCCCTCACCGGATCGGTGTGGGAGATGCGCGAGAACGGCCGCTTCCCGTCCGAGCCCGACAGTGGCGGGCAGTGCGTCGAGGAGATCCTCGCCGCCTTCCCATGGCTGGCGCTGATGGCGCGGGCCCACCTCGACAACGCTGTGACCGGCGAGCCGATGTACGCCGTGGAGAACGCCTGGTTCTGGTTCACGGCGGAGAAGCACGACCGTTCTGGCTACCCGCTCACGTACCCCGAGGGGTACAAGGAGATGACCAGGGCCGAGCGCGCCGCCTCGTACCTCGGCGTCGACCCCTCGTTCTTCGAGGGCGTCAAGGACAAGGCGGAGTTCTCCGCGCGGGTGGACCTGCTCCGCCCGGCGTGGGCCCGGCTCGCCCGCGACGTCGTGGACGTCTACGCCCTGGAGGTCCCCGCATGAGCCGCAGCCCGTCTGAGCTGGTGCAGGCCGTCGCCGTGAGGCCCGCCGGGCACCTAGACACCTGCGCTGCCGTCGCCGCCGCCTCTGGGCTGGCGCTGCTGCGGTCGGACCCCCTGGACCCCCGCTGGGTGGCGTGGCTCGAGGGCCGGTTCACCAAGAGCGTGCGCCGGGTCTCGCGCCAGACGCAGTGGGACCGCCTCGTGGCCGTGGCCGAGGGCCTCGGCATCGAGGTCTCCACCGCCTCCAGCGGCGAGGCCGTGGCCATGGCGTTCCCACCCATGGCCTATGACGCGATGCCGCGCGAGCTGCGCTCGCTCCAGGTCTCCGGCCTGGACGCCGACAGGTCCCTACCCCAGTCGGGGCCGGTCCCCAGGGCCGACCCGGCCGCCCGGCTGCTCGTGCCGCTGGTGCGGCTCTCGCCGTCGGCCGCCATGTCCACCGGGAAGGCCTCCGCCCAGGCGGCCCACGCGGTGTGCCTGTGGCTGCTGCTGAGCGGCGAGCACGTGCGCGACCGCTGGCTGCGCCGGCCCGTCGTCAGGGTCGAGGAGGCAGAGGAGGCCCGTGACGCCGTCATCGCCGTCCGGGACGCCGGGCTGACCGAGGTCGAGCCGGGCACTGTGACCGCCACCGTGCAGGCCCCAGCCGGGGCCACCATCCCATCCGAGTCCGAGGAGGACAAGTGACCCAAGACATCCGACCGCCCAAGGCCATGGCCGTGTTCGCCGACTCCCGCGCGTCCGCGCTGCTCGTGGACGAGACCACGGCCTCCCTGATCGGCGCCCACGGCGTCGAGCACGGCTACGTGGACCTGATCACCCCCGCGGGGGTCGCCGCCGCGGCGGCCTTCCAGCGGGCCGGCATCGCCTACACGGTGATGGACCTCGGCCCCGAGATCGACACCGACGACCCTGAGACCGAGCGCCTGCTCGGCCAGGCCGCGGCCATCGAGCCGGTGGACCCCGCCGAGGCAGCCACCATGCCGGCCTCGGTCGTGGTGGTGCCCGCCTGCGTGGGGTCGATGTCCGAGCACCTCGACCACGCGGTCGAGCGCGCCGACCTCGACTTCTCCCTGGCCACCCTGCCCGGGGTGGTGCTGGAGGCCCTCCAGTTCGCCGGCCGCGACATGCTGATGATGGACGCCCCTGAGCGCGGGCTCGTCCGCTCGGCCTCCGGCGCGTACTCGCGCCGGGTGTTCCACGTGGGGCACGCCCCGCAGACGGAGCTCCCTGGTGAGGCCGAGGGCTCTGCCCAGGCCTGAGGCCACCCGTAGAGGGGTCGTTTCCTTTGTTTTATCAGGGGAAACGACCCCTACCATGTTAGAATGGCGGGTGACCCGACCATCTTGAGAGAACAGGAGGCCGGCCCATGGCCGACACCGTGACCGAGCCCGTCGAGCCCGACGAGCTCACCGCCCCGCTGATGGGGGCGCTGCCCGGGGGGCCCGCCCCCGAGCCCATCATCTTCATCCCCTCCGACCGCGGCTCGTCGCTGTTCGGGCTGCTGCGCGAGAGCCTGGGCTGGACCGACGAGTACATCGCCGAGATCAACGACCCGTACTACCCCGAGCTGAAGGACATCGGCCTGATGGTCGACGCCCTGCACGAGATCCGCTCCTCCGGCCGCCGCATCGTCGTGCTGCCCGACTTCGACATGGACGGCGTGACCTCCGGCGTCCTCGGCTACGCCGGGCTCGCCGAGCTGGGCTTCAACGTCGGGCTCTACGTGCCCGACTACCGCCGCGGCCACGACATCCAGCCGGAGGCCGTGGACGAGCTGGTCGCCCAGTTCCCCGGCGTGTCCGCCGTCATCACCTGCGACGGGGGCGTCAACTCCCACGCGGGCATCGGCCGCGGCAAGCAGCTGGGCCTGACGATGCTGGTGACCGACCACCACATGCAGCTGGACCACGGCTCGCCCGCCGACGTGATCGTGAACCCGATGCGCATCGACGAGAACTACCCGCACCCTGGCATCTGCGGCGCCTTCGTGCTGTGGCAGGTGCTCGCGGCCTACGCGCGGCGCTACGCCCCGCACAAGAGCCGTGACATCGACCTGCTCAAGCTGTTCGCTGGCATCGGCACCGTCTCCGACGTGATGCCCCTGCTGTACGAGAACCGCCAGCTGGTCCGCGACTCGCTCGCGATCGCCCGCATGCTGTACGTGCCGCTGCCCGCGGCCGACCTCGCCACCCCGTACGAGGTGGAGACGTCGATGCTCATGTCGCTGCTGCTCTCCAGGCAGCACTCGACGCCGTTCCTCGGCGCCTTCGAGGGCTTCGCCCTGGCTCTGCGCGCCTTCCGCGAGCACGGCCCGCTGGTGCCTGTCCTCGACGAGGACGGCGACCAGGTCGTCGGCGACGACGGCGAGCCCGTGTTCGAGCGCCGGCCCGGGAAGCTGCGCAGCGTGTCGTCGCTGAACGAGGAGTTCTACGCCTTCTACCTGTCGCCGGCGTTCAACGCCATCCGGCGCGTGGGCGGCTCGATGGCCGACGCCTTCGGGGTCTTCACGGCGCCGACGCCCGAGGCCAAGTTCGAGCACGCCAAGGCCGTGCTCGACTGCAACGAGCTGCGCAAGGCCTGGACCGAGGCGTACATGGAGGAGCTGCTCGCGGCGCCCCAGCCGTACGCCCCGTGGGTGTGGTCGACCGAGGCCCCCACCGGGATGATGGGCCTGCTCGCCTCCCGCCTGATGTCCGAGACGGGCATGCCCGTGGTGGTCGTCGGCGCCTCCGACGACCCCTCCGCCCGCCGTGGCGGCTCCGCCCGCGCCCCGATGTGGTTCCAGGTCATCACCACGATGACCGCCGCCGGCTTCACCGCCGGGGGTCACGAGCAGGCCTGCGGGGTGCGCATGCGCGACGAGGCCGACGTGGCCGCGTTCGCGGCCGCCCTGCGGGACGCGGCCAACGCCGTGCTGGAGGCCAAGCGGCTCGACGGCTCGCTGGACGAGGCTGGCGCCCCCGCCCTGCGGTTGGGGCCGTCGCCCGACTGCGACGCCCCGATGGACGACCCCGGGGAGCTGCTCGACATGGGCCTCACCCTGGAGGACGCCCGCCCGTTCGGCCACGCCTTCCCCGTCCCGGAGTTCGAGCTGGTGCTGAACCTGGCATCGTGCCGGGTGGACGTGATTGGCTCCGACCGCTCCCACCTGCGCCTGGTCACCCAGGCGGGCCTCAAGATCCTGTGGTGGGGCGCTGCCGAGCACGCCGACGAGCTACGCGACCGCGCCGCCTCGCCCGTGCCTGGCGAGGCTGTCATCCGCGTGCGGGCCAAGCTCTCGATCAACTCGTTCCAGGGCATGGAGTCCCCGCAGTTCACCGTCGAGAGGCTCGTGGAGGAGGGCAGTGATGGCTGATAACCGCAAAGAGGGCCGCGCCGCCCGGCTCCTGGGGCGCCCGATGGGGGTCGTCGCGGCCCTCGTCGGGTCGTTCGCCGTGTACGCCCTGGCGGGCCTGGGAGTCGTGTACTTCACGGGCTCCCCGGTCGCCGGGGCCGCCGGGTCGTCCGTGGCGGCGCTGGCCTGCTTCGCCGCCGTGAAGCGCCTCTCGACGGGGTCGTTCCGGGCCCCCGGGTCGCTGCCTGTGGCCGCGCGGGGCTCGCTGAGGCCGTGGCTGCTGGCCGTGGGCGCCCTCGCCGGGGCGTTCCTGCTGGGCCAGGGCCTCGCCGTGGCGCTCTACGCGCGCTTCGGCTCGCCGACCTACGACCTGTCCCGCGAGACGATGGGCTCTGCCCCGGTGTGGCTGGTGCTGCTCACCACCCTCCTGCTCGCCCCGGTGGGCGAGGAGGCGCTGATGAGGGGTATCTTCTACGACCGCCTCTCCAGGGTGTGGCCCCTGTGGGCCGCCGCGGTGGCCTCGTCGGCGCTCTTCGCGCTCCTGCACGGCAACATCGTGCAGGTCGCGGCCACGCTGCCGATGGCGCTGGTGCTGTGCGCCGTCTACACCGCCTTCGGCCGCAGGCTGTGGGTGGTCGTCGCCGGCCACGCGCTGTTCAACCTGGCCGCCCTGGCGGTGCCGTCCCAGGTCATCGCCCTGGCCGCCCACCCCGCCGCCATCGCCCTGCTCGTGCTGGCTGCGGCGATGCCTGTCGTGGCCCTGCTCGAGGTGGCCGGCCCGGACGAGGGCTAGTCCTCGTCGGCGAAGATGTCCACGAAGCCGTCCCCCGCGTCGTCGTCAGCCGAGCCGGCGTCCTCGCGGGGGCGGCCCTTGGCGATGAGCGGGACCAGGAGGGTCCTGGCCTCGCCGACGTTGTCGAAGGCGTCCTCGCCCTCGAAGCCGAGCAGGTCCAGCACCCAGGAGCCGAACGCCCTGATCTGGGCGTCGGCGAACGCCTGCGTGCCGCCCTGCGGGGCGGCGCCCGCCTCGATGTCCTCGCGCAGCGAGCGCAGCTCGCCCTCCGCTGCCGCGAGCCTTTCCGTGATCGTGTCCTTCTGCATCCCTGATCGTTCCTTCCTGCTGTCGGTCCGTGAGTCCTTCTCAAAAGCGTGTTCCGTTGGGTTTCCAACGGATACGCACTTGCAAGCCTACCGTGCCGACGTGGTCGGCCGGTAGTCTTGGGCTTGTCTGTGCTCGCGGCTGGTGGACGACCGAGGCTCGCGCCGGTCGTCCGGGTGGTTGGGTGAGAGCTTGGTGCTCTCCCGCGAGGAGGCCCCACGAGGGGGCCCGCGGAGCGAGAGGAAGGAGGTGGTCCAGATGATCATCGGACGTGTGAAGTACGACTCTGCGGGGCGCCTCCAGGCCCCGCTGCCCATTGACCTGAAGCTGAATGTGCCGCTGTGGAACAGCCCGGTGACCCTCGACGAGGGCTCCTACCACCGCATCCGCATCTCGGCGAAGAGCGAGGCCGCGCTGCAGGCGCGCATCCGCTCGACCCACGAGCTCTTCCAGCGCACCGAGCGCCTGTCGGTGCTCAGCATCGACCGCAGCGTCGTCGCCGTCGGCGGCCGCCGCGACCTCGTGCTCGACGTCGTCTACGTCGTCGAGCGCCCGCGTGCCGTCGGCGAGGCGCTGCCGGCCCGTGCGGGCGCCAGGTGAGATGCTCGACCTATATGCCCGAGCCGGGGCCCACAGCGCCCCTGGCCCTTCCGGCGGAGCCACCCGCGGCACCGCCCCCAGGGGGCTTGCCAGGCGCCATGCCGGCGCCCTCCCCCTGTGAAATGTGAAGGGAGGGGCCGCCTCCCACGGCGACCCCTCCCGAACGACTGTCAGTCGCCACTTCGTGCACCCGATGCACTGCAGCCCATTCTACGAGCGGCGCCAGCTCGCCGCAAGAGCCTAGAGAGGAGGGACCCGACATGTCCCTTGTGAACACCGTCATCAAGTCCCTGGCCGCAGTAGCCGTCGGAGCCGTGCTCCTGAGCGGGTGCGCGGGCCAGGGGTCCCCCGAGGCGCCAGCCTCGACCCCCGCCCCGACCAAGGCCTCCCAGGAGGTCATGGCGACCCCGTCACCGTCCCCGAGCGCCGAGGCGCCCGAGCAGGCGCCCGTGTCCTACCGGCTCGCGCTGGTGGACCTGCGCTGGAGTGACGCCCTCGACCTGCGGGTCGTGGAAGCCGTGATGGCCGACGGCTCGACCGAGCCGTACGAGCGCTCCGACCGCACGTGGCTCGTCCGCGTGTCCGGCGTCAAGGCGCCGGAGACCGGCCAGTGCGGCGCTGAGGCGTCCTACGACGGCGCCGTGGCGCTGCTCAACCAGCTGCACGGCCAGGAGGCCGGGCTGGTCTGGGGCCCGCAGGTGCGCGAGGAGGTCCTGCCGACCTACGTCTTCGAGGCCACCGCCGCCGAGGTGGACGCCGCCATCGAACCCGACGGCCCCCGCTACATGGCCCTGGCCGTGGACGGGTCGCCCCTGGGCGCCCGCCTCGTGTCCGAGGGCCTGGCGCACGCCGACGGCGACGAGTACGCCGCCGAGCAGTCCGAGGCCCAGGCCGCCTCCCGCGGCATCTGGGCGCAGTGCCCCGCCGCTGGCTGAGAGGCCCGCTCCCTGACCGTGATGGCCCCGGCCCTGGCGACCCTGTCGCTGGGACCGGGGCCTTCGCTTCGCCGCCGGGCACCGGCACGTGGTCGAGGGGTCCGGCGGACTCATGCAGAGGGAATCCCTGGTCAGACGTATCTTCACTGAAATCGTGTCGCGCTTTTGGGGTCTGAGAACCGCGACAGCCCCCAGGAGGGGAATCCCTGGTCAGGAGCACATTCCAGAAACAGCGTCACACTTCTCGAAATCGCCCGAGGAAAAGCGCGACACCCCTTTTCCCTGGTCAGCACACCAAGAACAGCGTTTGTCGCGGTTGTCTCGCTTTTTTTCGTAAAACTCATCGTACGCGTGTGCGCATGCGCGCACGCATGTAAAGGTCGTATAGAACCGCGACAACCGCGACACAGGACGTGTTTCATATCTGTGACCAGGTATTTATACTGTCACACTTTTAGAAAAGAGATCCGTGACAGCTTTGTCGTTTCCAGCCGCTGACCAGGGGTTTCTTGTGTCGCGCTTTTTTTGGCAAGAAGCGCGACAACCGCGACACGGGAGGACGATCACCCCTCTGATCAGCCCTTTTCCACGAGCGGCCAGCCCGGCTGCCACACGTCTTCCCACTCTGACCAGGCCATTCGCCTGTGCTGACGACTGGAGGGGCGGTGCCCCTCCTGCTGCTAGGAGGCCCTGGTCCCTCCCGCGCCGGAGGCCTTCCTGGACGATGCGCGCGGAGCGCGCACCGGGGGTCGTACTGGCGATGCCTCGTACTCCCCCGGTGCTGCGAGGCCGACCACGCCTCCCGGAAAGAGGGCAGGCCCCCCGTCCCGTCGTCTGATGAGGTAGGATCGTATGCGACGATTCTTCTGCTTCGCCAGCGGACTAGGGCACTCCCACGACACACGCCCGCCGCTGCTGCGGCACAAGGGCACCCGAAAGGCATGAAATGGCAAAGCCACAGAACCAGATAGTGCAGGAGGTGACAACCTCCTACCTCGAGGGGCTCGACCCCTCGTCCCCGCCGCCGGCCAAGCAGGTCGAGAACGAGCTGCTCGATCTGACGAACGCCGAGTTCGTGATCGAGAACGCCGGCAGGGACCCGAAGCACCGCATCACGCTGCTGCAGACCCTCACCTTCTCCCAGGTGGCCCAGGTCCTGGTGCACCTGCACCGGGTGGTGAAGATCGCGCCCTCGGGCAAGAACACCGACCCCGACTACGACCTGCTGGCCGTCTACTCGGCCTCCGGCCCCTCCCAGGGCGTCTACCTGACGGCCGAGGAGGAGATCCGCTCGATCGCCCGCGCCTACAACCGTGAGCTGACGATCAACGGGGCCAAGGAGGTCTTCGCCGTGCTGCGCGAGCAGGCGCCCCGGGTCCACCGCTGCGCCGACCGCGACCTGATCGCCGTGGGCAACGGGGTCTTCGACTACGCGGCCAAGAAGCTGCTCCCGTTCTCCCCGGACCTCGTCTTCCTGTCCAAGAGCTCGGTCGACTACGACCCTGCCGCCGTCTCCCCGGTGTTCGACACGCCGGACGGCGACACCTGGGAGGTCGAGGAGTGGATGGGGACGCTGTCCGACGACCCCGAGGTCGTCGAGCTGCTCTGGCAGATCGTGGGCGCGGTGATCCGCCCCCACGTGCGCTGGAACAAGTCGGCGTGGTTCTACTCCGAGCGGGGCAACAACGGCAAGGGGACCCTGGTCGCGCTGATGCGCAACCTGTGCGGCCCCGGGGCCCACACCTCGCTGCCGCTGGCGGACATGGGCAAGGACTTCATGCTGGAGCCCCTGACCCGCGCCTCGGCGATCATCGTGGACGAAAACGACGTCGGCCTGTTCATCGACAAGGCCGCCAACCTCAAGGCCATCATCACGAACGACGTGCTGATGATCAACCGCAAGTACAAGACGCCGATCTCGTACCAGTTCTGGGGCTTCATGGTCCAGTGCCTGAACGAGTTCCCGCGGATCAAGGACCGCTCCGAGAGCTTCTACCGCCGGCAGCTGTTCGTGCCGTTCGAGAAGTGCTTCACCGGCCACGAGCGCCGCTACATCAAGGACGAGTACGTCTCGCACCCCGATGTCCTGCGCTACGTGCTCAAGCGCGTCCTGCACATGGACTACTACTCGCTGTCCGAGCCCGACGCCGTCGGGCGCGTGCTGGCCGAGTACAAGGAGTTCAACGACCCGATCCGCGCGTTCTGGGAGGAGCTCCACGAGGACTTCGTGTGGGACCTGCTCCCTTTCGCGTTCCTGTACGACCTGTACAAGTCCTGGTTCGCCAGGTCCAACCCCTCGGGCTCCCCGGTGGGGCGCAACGTGTTCATCAAGGACCTCGTGTCCGTGGTCGACCCCTCCTCGGGGTGGTACTGCGCCGACCGCTCCGCCCAGGTGCGGACCGGCTCGAAGATGGACGCCCCGGAGCTGCTCATCATGGCCTACGACCTGAAGTCGTGGCAGTCGCCCTCCTACACGGGCAACGACCCGGCGAAGCTGTGCCAGCCGGCGACGGCGAGCATGTACCGGGGGCTGCAGCGCTACGTCGGGGCCCCCCAGCCCCAGCAGCACGCCCCTGCCGCCGCCGTGGCGGCGCTGGTGCAGCCCGAGCCGCCCAAGCCGTGGGAGAACCCGTTCGCATGACCAGGAAGGAGGCCCTCATGGCCCAGACAGACACAGGCCCGGCGGCCGCCAGGCTCCTGCCCGAGGAGGCCTACCCCGAGGGCCTCGACGGCCCCGGCCGCGACCGGCTGGACGAGTCCCTGCGCCAGCGGGTCGCCGACGGCGGGGTCCCCTCCGAGCCGGGGGTGTGGCTCGACCGCGAGGGCGACCCCTGGGTCCTGGGGGCCGACGGCTCCTGGACCGACGCCTCCGGCGAGACGAGGGGCGCCTCATGGGCGCCCGTGACAGCATTGTTCGGCCCCTGGACGAGGGCCCCCGAAGAGAGGAGCTCCCCGTGACGAGCCCAGGGAAGACCCCGGTGACCAGCCGCAACGCGCTGTTCACCTACTACGACATCGAGAGCCTGCAGAACGCCTTCACGCTGTGCTCCTACAACCCGCGCACCAACGTGCTGGAGGTCTTCTACCTCCTGGACGACCCCTCGATCGAGGTGGACATCGCCGTGCTGGCGGACGTGGTGGCCGAGCGCAACCCGTCCTACCAGGACCGCCCCGGCGCCCCGCGGCACATGGTCGCCTACGACCTGCGCGAGTGGCGCGGTAACCAGCGCCTGGCCCAGGTCTTCGGCCTGTCGGACGCCGACTCGGTCAACGACCCGGGCTCGCCCTCCAGCTACGGCCCGTGGCTGCGCCCGGTGTGCGACACCGACCCCGGGTACGACCCGCTGGGCCAGCACCCCTACCTGGCCGGGTACAACTCCTACAACTACGACACCACGATGCTCGCGGTGTACTTCATGGAGGCCTTCGTCGACCTGGCCAGGGCCGTCCATGACGGCCGCCCCCAGGACGCCCCCGCGCTATTCCGGCCGGTGACCGCCGCCGGCATGCGCCGGCACAACGACCAGCTGTTCTCCCCGGCCTTCAAGGAGTACATGCCCCGCTACCTGACCGACGGCTCCGTCGCCGGGTCGAAGGGCTGGAACTCCTCGGCGAACAAGATCCGCCAGGCGTTCCTGCACTCGGGGCGCCACATCGACATCGCCATGCTCAACGAGGTGCAGCGCCGCATCGGCCTCAAGCGCCTCCTGGGCGGCCAGGGCCGCCAGATCCTGGAGTCGGACCGCCTCGGCTCGCACAACGCGCGGATCGCCTCGGCGCAGGACCTCTACGAGCTGCTGGCCTACAACGTCTCTGACGTCGTAGGCCTGGCCCAGCTGGCCCAGCACCCGACCTACGCGTCGGGCTTCGACCTGAAGAAGGGCCTGCTGGACGAGTACCCGGAGACCGTGTACCAGCCGGTGCGCGGGACCCACCGCCCCGACGTGCGCCCGCAGGCCGTGCGCCGCGACCGCTTGGCGCCGGACTCGACGTCCGCGAAGTTCGTGGGCAAGATCCTCAGCCCCTACGGGAAGCTGACCGACATCCCCGCGGTGTCGTTCCTCTACCCCTCCGAGCAGGTGGCCGCCGAGCGCGGCGTGGAGCGCCGCAACGTCCTGGAGGACTGCCGCGACTTCTTCTACGAGCACGTGGCCGACCCCTCGGCCCGGGCCCAGTTCGACGAGGTCTACCAGTACTACAGGTCGATCGAGGGTCTGAACTTCAACGACTCGCAGGAGTACGCGGACACCTACAGCCTGGCGGAGCACCCGCCGCACGTCCTCAAGGACGTGCCCAAGCGGCCGAACAACATCCCCTACTTCAACGCCGACGGCTCCCCAAGCACGTGCTTCGCCACGTTCTCGACCGGGGGCATCCACGGCGCTGAGGCGGATGTGGCCGCCTACGAGGCCGACTCGGCCGAGTGGCACCAGTGGCAGGCGTTCATCGAGGCGGTGAGGGCCGTGTCGCCCGACCCGCTCACGATCCGCCTGGCCAAGGAGATGGAGGTACCGATGCCCGACGGCTCGACCGCCATCGTTCCCTACAAGGACGTGCTGACCTCCAAGAGCACCATCAAAGCGCTCAAGGAGCGCTCGGAGGCCATCACGGCCCTGGGCCCCGACCCCGACCCGGCCGACGTGGCCGAGGTCGAGTCGCGGTTCCCGGGCGTGGGCTGGAAGCCGGGCCCCAAGCGGCCCGAGCTGTTTGAGCCGTCCCCCGACAGGTCGAACAAGCTAAAGGCGAAGTACACCCACACCTCCGCGGGCGCTGCGATCCACGAGGACTTCACCTCGTACTACCCGAACATGCTGCGCAACATGAGCGCGTTCTACAACCCCGACCTCGGGGAGGACCGCTACGCCGAGATCCTGGCCGACAAGGACAGGTACGGCGTCATGATGAAGGACCCGTCGCTCTCGCGCGACGAGGTCGAGCGCCTCAAGGTGCTCCGCAAAGGGACCAAGCTGATCCTGAACTCCGCCTCGGGCGCTGGTGACACGACGTTCGGCAACTCGCCGATCCGCGTCAACAACCAGATCATCTCGATGCGGATCATCGGGCAGCTGTTCTCCTGGCGCATCGGGCAGGCCCAGACCCTCGCGGGTGGGCGGATCATCTCCACGAACACCGACGGCCTCTACTCCGTCCTGGACGAGGAGACCAACAACCGCGTGCTCGCCGAGCAACAGGCGCTGATCAACGTCGAGATCGAGCCGGAGCCCCTGGTCATCGTGTCCAAGGACTCCAACAACCGGCTGGAGATGCGCCCGCCGGCCGACGGCCAGGAGCCGTGGGAGGCGAGGATCGTCGACGCCTCAGGCGGCACGCTCGCGTGCTACGAGGGGCCCCGCCCCGACAAGGCGCTGGCGCACCCCGCGGTGCTGGACTGGGCGCTGGCCCGGTACCTGCGCTACATCGCCGGGGGCTACACCCCCAAGGGGCGCAAGGGGCCGGTCTCCCTGGAGGAGCCACTGGACCGCGAGCTGGCCCTGCGGCTGATGCTCGAGGCCCGGGACCTGGAGGACGGCGTGCTGGCCGCGCGCCTGTTCCAGAACATGATCGCGTCGTCGAACGGCAAGATCACGATCCCGTTCGCCTCTGACCCCGTCCCCCAGGCGGGGGCGGACGACGAGGGCATCACGAACGCCCGGCCGCTGCAGCACCACAACCGCGTGTTCTACGTGCACCCCGGCAAGCCGGGGGCGGTGTCGCTGCGCTCTGCCGGGGCGTGGGTCATCAACCCGGCCACGCGCCTGAACCGGCAGAAGAACGGCCTGCAGGCCGTCTCCGACGACCCGGTGGCGATGCAGATCCTGGAGGCGAACGGCTTCACCCGCCGTGTCTCGCAGGCCTCGGACGAGGGCTTCACGCTCCTGCCCGTGGACCAGGACGTCGCGGTGCGCCGCATCAACAGCATCGACCCCTCGTGGTCGGCGCTGGTCGTGAACGAGGACCTGCACTGCATGGGGGAGGCGCGCCTGCGCGACCTCCTCGGCTGCCTGGACCTCGGGGTGTACGTCGAGCTACTCGCCGACACCTATGAGAAGAACTGGATGAACGGCGCCGCGTAGCGCCCGAGTCCGGCCGATGGCGCGGCCCCCTCGCGGGGCCCGCCCTAAATGAGCGAGGAGGCCCCCATGGGCAAGGCTGAGGCCAGGGTCGAGGACTACCTCGTGGCCCGTGTGAAGGCCGCTGGCGGCTGCTGCTACAAGTTCTCCGCGTCCGTGACCAACGGCGTGCCCGACCGGGTCGTCGTGCTGGGCCGCACGGTGTTCGTGGAGACCAAGGCCAGAGACGGCCGCCCCAGCAAGCTGCAGCTGGTGCGCCACGAGGAGATCCGCTCCTCCGGCGGCGAGGTCCACCTCGCCTTCACCAGGGAGCAGGTCGACGAGCTCGTCGACGCCCTCATCGACGACATGGAGCGCGCCCGCGGGGCGCAGGAGGGGGGCGACTGATGGCCTTCAAGGTACCGGAGCTGATGCCGCACCAGCAGATGGCGCGCGACTTCATCGTCTCGCGCCCCCACTGCGGGGTGTTCCTGGGCATCGGCGGGGCCAAGACCCTGTCCACCCTGGCCGCGCTGGCGCAGGTGCGCCCGGCCGGGCACATCCTGGTGGTCGCCCCGCTGGCGATCGCCCGCTCGACCTGGCTCGACGAGATCGACAAGTGGGGCTTCCCGCTGCGCACCAAGAGCCTGCTGGTGGACGCCGACGACGTGCCGCTGTCCAAGGAGGCGCGCCTGCGCGCCTTCGACGAGGTGTTCACCGACCCGCCCACCATGTACTTCATCAACCAGGAGCTGCTGGTGCAGCCCTCCCGCCCCGAGCACCTCGTGGTGCCCGTCGGCCCGCCGCCCTCGCCCCTGGAGCCCCGCCACCTGAGCGTGCTCGACCCGCTGGTGGCCTCCGGCCCCGTGCCGCAGGCCGAGCTGGTCGAGGCCGTCCGCGCCGCGGCCGGCCCCCAGCCGCCCAAGGGCAAGCCCTTGACGAAAGCGGAGGTGATGCGCCGCATCAAGGAGCTGAAGGACGCCGGCACCATCGCCGTGCGCCCCGTCGACTGCCGCCATTGCGGCGGCAAGGGCTGCCGCGAGTGCCAGGCCGGCCTGGTGGACCGCATGCCCGTCGTGCGGGTCGAGGACGGCGTCTACGCCAATGGGAGGAAGAAGTACCGCGACGCCGTGCAGTGGCCGTTCCCGACGGTCATCATCGACGAGTCCCAGAACATGAAGAACCCCTCCTCGGAGCGGTTCAAGGCCCTCAAGCGGGTCCGCCCGGCGATCGACCGGCTGGTCGAGCTGACCGGGACGCCGTCGCCGCAGTCGATGCTCGACCTGTGGGCGCAGATCTACCTGATCGACCAGGGCAAGACCCTGGGCACCTACACCCAGTACCGCGCCCGCTTCTTCACCCCGACGATGCACGTCGACGGCCGGCCGGTGAAGTGGGAGCTGCTGCCCGGCGCGGACAAGCAGATCTACGAGCTGGTCGCCCCGTTCGTCATGAGCGCGGAGAACACCTCGATCCCGATGCCGCCGTTCTCCATCGACACGGTCAACGTGACCCTGCCGCGCGACGTCATGGACGCCTACAAAGAGTTCGTCAAGGAGCGCGTGCTGGAGCTCGCCTCCCCGCACCCCAACGACCCCTCGCGCCTGGTCATCACGGCCGACAACGCGGGCATCCTGCACGGCAAGCTCGTGCAGTTCGCCTCGGGGACGATGTACACCGACGACGCTGGCGGCTACGCGGTCATCCACCAGGAGAAGGAGGAGATGCTCCGCCACCTGGTGGGCAACGCCTCGAGCAACGTGCTCGTGGCCTACCGCTTCGTCTCGGAGATCGACCGCATCACCGCGGCCCTGGCCAGGGACGGGGTCGACGTCGTCAAGTTCGACGGCTCCCGCGCCATGGTCAAGGCGTGGAACGACAAGTCCATCCCGGTCATGCTGCTGCACCCGCGCAGCGCTGGGCCGGGCCTGAACCTGCAGGCGGGCGGCCACACCCTGGTGTGGTACACCCTGCCCGACTCCCTGGAGCACTACCAGCAGCTCAACGGCCGCCTGATCCGCATCGGCCAGGGGCAGCACGTCCAGGTCATGCAGATGGTCGCCAAGGGCACCAAGGACGCCACCCTCCCGTGGGCCCTGGAGCGCAAAAAGCGCGTCCAGGACGGCCTCCTGGAGGCCGTGCGCCACGACGACTCGGCCTACTACCAGGACGTCGAGGACGTCCTGGGGGACCTCGGCATCAGCCCGCTGTGACCCGCGGGCGCGAGAAGGCCCCGCCCTCCCTCACGGGGTGGCGGGGCCTGGATGCGCTCGGTACCCCTCTAGGGGCTGGTGATCTCGCCGGTCTCAGGGTCGACCTGGGGGATCAGCAGGTACGGCACCCTCAGGGCCGACCCGGCGTAGATCAGGTCGGGGTCGTCGATCTCGTTGTACTTGACGAGCTGGTCCACGCTGACGCCGTACTCCTTCGAGATGGAGGACAGGGTGTCGCCGGGGGCCACCGGGTGGATGGTGTCCCCCTCCTGCTTGGCAGGGCCTTCCTCCTTCGGGTCACTATCGTGACCCGGGGGCTGGGTTGGCTCCTGGCTCGGCTCCGGGGAGGGCCCGTCCGTCGGGTTTTCACCGGGCTCCTGCGTGGGGCCCGGGCCCTGCGTGCCCGGGGGGTCGGCGCTGGCCGACGCCTTCGGCGCCGCCTGGGCGCCTGGTTCCGCGAGGGTGAGTGCCACCCCCGCGCCTCCTACGAGGGCGAGGGCCAGGAGGGCCCCCGTCGCGAAGATGGCGCCCGTCATGGGCGCCCTCCCGTAATGGGGCTGGCGTGGGCGGCTGCCGCCTCCCGCCTGCCGTTCCTGGTCGCTCATGGGGACCTTCCTCCCTGTGCTCGCACCCGTCTGTGCTGACACGTCGATTCTGCTCGTATTGCAGTCTGTTTCAGTATAGACTAGCTCATGGTCCTCGGTAAACCTCCGAGGACGCCGCCACTGACCAGCAACCACTGATCAGCAACCACACCGAAAGAAGGACACAGATGACTGTCACCGTCCCACGCGCGGACCAGCTGCGCGAGAACCAGACCATCTTCCTGCGCGGGCGCATCTCGTTCTCCCGCCTGACCCGCCACATCGACGGCGAGGAACTCGTCAAGTCGATCGCCGCGGCCCGGGCCCGGGGCTCGAAGTACCCGACCACCAAGCCGCACACCACGATCTCGCTGATCGACGCGGCGGTCGTGCCCGTGGACGCGCAGAACCCGACCCCCGAGGAGATCTTCGTCAACAGCAAGATCTACGAGGTGAAGAAGGGCGACAACGCCGGCAAGCGCGGCTTCTCGATCGACGACAAGTCGCCGAACCTGCCCCCGGTCTTCGAGCCGATCCCGGCCGACGAGCGGGACGGCAGCGGCAGCCACCGCCAGCTCGTGCTCCCCCAGGACCTCGACTCCGGGCTCGACGTGACGCTGGTGCTCACCACCTTCACCCAGGGCGACTACGCCAACAAGGGCCTCGGCCTGCAGCAGGTCATCCTCAACGAGGCGCCCCGCTACTACGGCGGCGGCGGCGTGGACAACGCTGCGCTGTCGGCGATCGGCGTGGTCATCTCCGGGCCGGTCCAGCGCATCGCGCCCTCGGCGGCCCCTGAGGGCGGAGCCCCTGCCGCTGACGGCGGCCTCCCGCAGGGCACCGTCGTGACCGACGAGGGCTTCGCCCTCCCCGGCCCCGGCGCGTTCGCCGCCCCCGCGCCTGTGGCGGCCCCGGCCCAGCAGCCGGTGCAGCAGCAGGCCGCGCCCGCCCCCTCGGCGGACGTGGAGGCCCTGGAGCGCCAGCTCGCCGAGCTCAAGCGCCAGCAGGCCGCGCAGGCCACTCCTCAGGGCCAGTCCGCGTTCGACGCGGGCGACAACCCGTGGGGCGACGCCGCCGGCCCGGGCATCGGCTTCGGCGGCTGACCGCCGGCGCACCATGATGAGAGAGCGGGGTCCCCGGCTTCGGCCGCGGGCCCCGCTTTCTTCGTAGCACGCACGTTCTCAGAAGCCGAGGAGGCAGCCCTGTGGCCAACGCCCATGACGACTACACCGGGGACGACGCCCGAGCCGATCTCCCCTTGATCTACACCAACCCCGCGGTGGCCCAGCTCGGCCGAGAGCCCCGCTGGACGGTCTCGGACTCGACCAAGCGGCCGATCGACATCCGCCACCTGATGGACGGCTGCGGGTCGCGCTGCCAGCACGACGGCCCCGTGCGCGGGGCCTGGGCCACCGACGAGCGCTGCCTCGTCACGCTCGACGAGCTGACCGACTTCCTGCCGCGCGCCGCCAACCGGGCGTTCTGGCTGCGCGGCACCGTCGACCGCGTGCTCATGGTCGACATCGAGTCCTCCTGCCCGCCGGGGGAGGCCGCCCGGCTGCTGTCGATGGGCGGGGACCTGTACCGCGAGCGCTCCATGTCGGGCAAGGGCTTCCACCTGCTGATGCCGCTACCCACGAACTTCTACGACTTCCCTGTGGCCGCCGCCAAGGTGGTGCTCAAGCACCCGCGGGGCTGGTGGGAGGTCCTCATCGAGCACTGGGCCACGTTCACCGGCTCACCCGTGGGCGACACCTCCGGGCTCGGACCCGCCTCCGGCCCGGCGCCCTCGTGGGAGGGCCTGTACGCGGAGGTCGCCTCGCAGGCCGTGGAGGTGCTCACGGTCGACCTCGACATCGACGCCGAGCGCCCCGAGGTCCCGCGGCGCGAGCAGATCCTGGAGATCGTCACCCGCGGGGGCCACAAGCGCGACCCGGCCGACTTCGGCGGGGACATGTCCCGCTTCGAGTTCTCGGTGCTGGGCGTGCTCTACAACCGCCTGCGCAATGTCGTCAAGGCCGTAGAGTCCGTGACGCCGGACTACGAATACGACGAGAGCGCCCTGACCTGGCTGCTCTACGACGCGGCCGCCTCGCTGCTGGAGCACCGCCCCAAGCACGACGAGGCCCGCAACGGCATGCCGCTGCTGCTGAACTCTGCCGCAGCCCTGATAGCCCAGCGCCTGGCCTCCGAGGCCGAGGAGGAGGGCTGATGGGCGCCGCCCAGGTCGTCGCGATCTCGCTGTGCGCCTTGCTCCTGGTGGCCTTGGTGGCCGCCGGGGCGTGGGTCCTGCGCGACGGGCCTACCAGAAGAGCGATGCGGCGCCGAGGGCTGCCAGCCCCCAGGCCAGCACGTGCTCGGCGGTCCCGCCGGTCCGGTAGTGCAGCGCCCGGGGGCTCGGGCGCACCACGCAGGGCTCGCCATCGGGCCCGATGATCGTCCTGTGCCGCCCGAGCGGCCAGAGCCTCGCCCTGCCCGCGGTGGACCACCCGTCCAGCTCGCAGTGGGTCACGGCCCCCAACCACAGGAAGGCCAGCGCCCTGGTCGGCCCCGGCAGGGAGGCCACCAGCAGCAGCGCCAGCGCCCAGTCGGTGTGCGTGATGCCCCGGTGGGGGCCCAGGGGCAGCGCCATCCGCCTGCCCAGGATCGACTTGCCCGAGTCGATGTCGGGCAGCAGCGTGCCCAGCACGAACAGCGCCGCGGCCGCCGCCAGGTACGCCCAGTGCCACGGGCCCTCGCTGGTCGGCACGAGCCAGCCCTGCGCCCATGAGGCCGCCGAGCCAAGGGCGTCCAGCCCCTTCTCGACGAGGTCGCCGGCCCATCCGGGCAGCGACTCGGGCCGCCCCTGCCACGACATCCCCTCCAGGTGGGCCGCGCCCCTCAACGCGCTGGCCCCCAGTGCGGCCAGGCCGAGGCCCGCCACGATGTGGTTGCGTCCCATCATGGGCCCGCCCCCCTCTCGGTTCGTTATTCGTTTTATGCTGGTATCCCAGCATCCATAGTACCAAGGAGGTACCCATGCCAGCATCATCCCCCCGCGGGACGGACGACGTCGTGCACGTCATCGTCTCGCTGCACACCCATGAGGGCCATGACGGGCGCCCCGTCACCGAGGAGGAGCTCGTCGAGGACGAGGGCTGGTTCGCCTCCCCTGATGACGCCGCCTCCCGCGCCGCCCGGCTGAACACCCGGCTGGAGGGCCTGCACAAGCAGGACGACGACCGCCGCCGCCGCGAGCACGCCTCCTTGGAGCGCTCCTACAGGCAGGAGCTGAAGGAGTTCGAGATCCTGGCCGCCGCCGGCGTGCGCAAGCACAGGCCCCAGCCCCCTCGGCCCTACGAGCCCGTGCCGTTCGACCGGTTCGTGGCCTCGCTGCCGTCGTCCACCTCCTACGAGGTGAGGGCCGTGCCCCGCTCCGAGCACGACGTCTCCGGCCTCGCCCCCTCCGGGAGCGGGCCGGTCAAGGGCGAGAGTAAGGACAAGGACTAGAAACACCGCCCTGACGGGCGGCCCCTCGCGCCGGCTGGCGCCGTCGCGGGCGCTAGTCAGCGTGGGGTGCGCCTCCGGCGCCGCGCTGGCTGCGCTTGGCGCGCAGCCGGGAAAGCGGCTGGCAGGCTACGGCGTCCCTGGCGCCGTGCCTCCAGCCTTCTTGCGGCTGTGCCGCCCCTCTCATTCCATCCCATCCTCCTGACCGCGCCCCTGCTTGGGGCGTGGGGGCGGTACCCGCATCCGCCGCCCGTGGGCGGCAACGAGCAAAGGAACCCAGATACCATGAAGATCTCCGACACCTTCGTCAAGATCCTCGGCCTCGACATGGCCGCCGGCAACACCGTCTTCCTGGCGGGCGAGCCCGGGATCGGCAAGACCTCGATCGTCAAGTCGCTGGCGCGCGCCACCGACTCCAAGTGCTTCGTCGTGCAGGTCAACCAGCTGGCCGACAAGGCCGACCTGACCGGCGCCCGCCTGGTGCCGACCGAGGACAAGAAGAGCTTCGAGCAGAAGTTCTTCGCGCACCACAAGGTGCGCTCAGCCGTGCAGTACGCCAACGACAACCCGCGCAGCATCGTCTACCTCCTGCTGGACGAGATCAACCGGACCACCCCGGACGTGACCTCGGGCGCGCTGAGCATCTCCACCGAGCGCGAGCTCGGGGACCAGGTGCTCCCCGACAACCTGAAGATCCTGGTGACCGGCAACACCAAGGGCAACGTCGTCGCTCTCGACGACGCCAGCCTGTCCCGGTTCGCCGTGTACCAGGTGGAGCCCGACGCCCCGTCGGTCATCGACTACCTCGACTCCCGCGACAACGGCACCCGGCCGCTGAACGACTGGGTGCGCGCCGTGCTGGTGAAGAACCCCGAGTCGGTGTTCGAGAAGTCCGCCCCGCTGAGCTTCACCGCGGTGGACGACTCCGACGACGACGACGACTCGCAGACCGCGACGTTCGCCGACCTGATGGACGCGGGCGAGGAGATGCTGCAGCTGACCACGCCGCGCACCATCGAGGCGATCAGCGACTTCCTCGACGAAGCCGACCCCGACCTGCTCAAGGAGCTCTTCCAGACCCCGGTGGACGCCGGCGCCCGCACCGGCGTGACGATGCTCCACGAGATCGTGGAGGCGCACGTCGGTCTGACCACCTTCTCCACAATGCTGATCGGGGAGATCGGCGCGTCCTTCGCCCAGGCCTCGGCCGGCGGCAAGTCGCGCAAGGCCACCGCGCCCCGCCCGGGCTGCTGGGACGACCTCGCCGCGGCGGGGAGCAACTCCGCCCTGGACGGCCTGATCAGCCAGCTGAACGACCGTGAGAAGTCCGGCGCGCTGGTCTACGCCATCTACGACGGGGCCGACAACACCGCGATCATCCGCCAGCTCGTGGCGCAGACCGACCAGCTCGAGGCCGACCACGGCACCACGCTGCTCAGCCTGATGACCTCCGGCGGCCTCAACGAGGACAACCTCCGCGCGGCACTGGACACCAACGCCCCGATCGTGGAGCAGCGCATCCGCCCGGTCGCCAACATGATCGGCATCAACGCCTGAGCCAGCCGCTCGGCCCTGGGGGTGGGGACGCCCCTGGGGCCGGGCGCGCCCGGCCCATGACATCGAGCCCCAGAAGGAGGCAGACCATGCTCACACTGAGCAACCAGCGCCCAGCCGTGCTGGACGCGACCCAGCCCTTGCCGGTCGCCGGCGTGTACGACCCGGTGGCGGCGCTGGAGAAGGCCGTCGTCGAGCCCCTGATGACCCCGCTGGGGGCGGGGCCGGTCTCGCTGACCGACTCCAAGGGGCGCTCCCTCGACCAGGACGACCTGCGCGCCCTGGTCCTGCGCACCATGCTCGACACCGTCGACATGGCCGCCGAGGACGCCGTGAAATCAGTCCTGCAGCAGGGCCTCGTCCGCTATGACAAGACCACCCCACTGCTGGTTGGCGCCACCTACGTGGTGCAGGCCGCCCGCTCCTCGCGCACCCCGCTGCCGCACCCCGGCCCGTCGGTGCTCTACACCGCCGCGACCGACGTGGTCCCCACGGCCAAGGCGCTGCTGTCCGGCGGCTCGGAGGACGAGTTCTTCGCCTCGCTGGCCTACACCTACAGCCCGGAGACCCTGGGCTTCTGGTTCCAGGGCGCCGCGGCCTTCGACGACTTCGTGCAGTGGGCCTCCCAGCAGTTCACCGCCCTGTCGGCCGCCGCCCCGCTGCCCGCCTCGACCACCTCGCTCATGACGAAGTTCCTGGCGATGCGCCTGACCGGCCTCACCGAGGGCCTGGTGCTGCGCAAGGACGAGACGGACGGCAACGACGAGTACTCCTTCCCCCGGGTGCTCGTGCACCTGCTGACCGCCTACCAGGCGGTCGCCGGCTCGGCGTCGGGGTCGCAGCAGCCCACGGCCGGCATCATGCCGTTCCACATGGCGGAGCTGTTCATCCCCAAGACGGTCGTCCTGGTGAACGTGGAGGCGCACGCGCGCACCTCGCCGAAGAAGATCGACAACGAGTGGCGCCTCATCAACGCCACGCTCTCCTCGGGCGTGCGCGTGATCTCCAACAGCGCGCTGTCCAAGCTCACGGCCCTCCCGCGGGCGATGGCCAAGGCCTCGGCCGCGGCCGCCAACGCGCAGTCGAACAAGCTGGCCCCCTCGGGGCGCTCGGCGTCGGTGCGCTTCCGCAAGAAGGCCCCGAGCAAGGTCGACCTGTCCAAGGGCGTCATCCGCGCCCTGAAGCGCATGAAGGAGATCAACCGCTCGCGCAACGCCGTGAAGCGGGTGAAGACCACGTTCCTGAAGGCGTCCAGGCGCGACCCGGACGACTTCAACCGGCCCGGCCGGATCGCCTCGACCAGGTACCTGCCCGACCTCCACGTCTACGTGGACACCTCGGGCTCGATCAGCGAGGCGAACTACCAGGACGCGGTGCTGATGCTGATCAAGATGGCCAAGTCGATGAACGTCGACCTGTACTTCAACAGCTTCTCGCACATGATGAGCCAGGAGGTGCTGCTGAAGACGGCGAACAAGTCCGTGTCGGCCATCTGGGCCGAGTTCCGCCGCATCCCCAAGGTGTCCGGCGGCACCGACTACCGCCAGATCTGGGAGTACATCAACATGTCCGCCCGCCGGCGGGAGCGCTTCTCGCTGATCCTGACGGACTTCGAGTGGTCGCCCTCGACCAACAAGGTGCCGCACCCGCCGAACCTGTACTACGCCCCGTGCTCGGGGATGGACTGGGACCGGATGGTGCACTTCGCCCGCAACTTCTCCAAGAGCATGACCCACATCGACCCGGCAGTGCCCCAGAAGCTGATCGGGATCACGGCCTGAAGCCGACCCCCCCCTGGCGCCCGTCCTGCCCCCTCGCGGGGCGGGCCGGGCCTGCCAGGGCATAAATCCGAGAGGAGAGCCCTCGTCATGAGCTCGTTCCACAACTTTACAGACGACGACGACCTCGGCCCTGGTGGCCCCGGCGGGCCTGCCGGCCCTGGTGGCCCGGGCCTGCCGCCGCTGCCGTCGATGGGCGGAGCCGCCCAGCAGGTCAACGATGTCACCGACATCATGATCGACTACAACGACCGCTTCAAGGCGGCCGACCCCGCGATGTTCCGCGACCAGCTCATCCAGCTGACCATGTCGGTGCTGATCTCCAAGTCGAAGCCGAACCCGCTGCTGGTGGGCCCGGCCGGCGTGGGCAAGACCCGCATCGTCGAGGAGATCGCCCGGCTCATCGCCACCGGCTCGCCGCTGGTGCCCCCGACCATGGCCAAGAGCACCGTCTGGGAGCTGCCGCTGTCCAGCCTCGTGGCCGGGACGGGCATCGTGGGCGAGCTGGAGTCCCGCGTCGCGGCGGTGGTGGACTTCGCCACCGACCGCAAGAACAACGCGGTCCTGTTCATCGACGAGATCCACCTGCTGCAGTCGAACTCCGAGACCTACCGCAAGATCGCCCAGATCATCAAGCCGGCCCTGGCCCGCGGCGACATGCGCCTCATCGGCGCGACCACCGCCCAGGAGGCCCGCGACCTCGACGACGACCCGGCGTTCGCGCGCCGGTTCTCGCGCGTGGTCGTGGACGAGCTGAGCCGGGAGCAGACGGTGGAGGTGCTGCGCTCGGCCTCGGCCTCGCTGCACGCCCACTACAGCCACGCTGTGGCGGTCGCCGACCACACCCTGGTGGAGATCGCCCGGATCGCGGACGAGAACTCCCGGGCCGCCGAGCACCGCCCCGACAGCGCCCTGACCCTGATGGACCGGGCCATGGGGGACACAGTGGTGACCCACCGCCGGCTGATCGCCGAGGCAGAGGCCGCCGGTGACCAGGTCTACGCCGCCCAGCTCAAGGCCATGACCCCCGTGCCCCTGACGAAGGAGAAGGCCCACGCCGTCGCCCTGCGCCTGGCCACGGGCATCCCCACGAAGGTCCCGTTCGACGAGGCCGCCGCCCGCGACGCGCTGCTGTGCATCAAGGGCCAGGACGAGGCGCTGGAGGAGGTCATGGTCGCCATGCGCCGTGACGCCCTCGAGGTGTTCCCGCGCCGCCGCCCGATGACCTGGATGTTCGCCGGTCCCTCCGGGGTCGGCAAGACCGAGGCCGTGAAGGTGATCGCCCGGGCCCTGACGGGCCAGGAGCCGATCATGCTGAACATGGGCGAGTACCACACCTCGCACGACGCCTCGAAGCTCATCGGGGCCGGGCCGGGCTACGTGGGCAGCGACTCGAACAAGGAGCTGCCGTTCGACACCCTGGAGTCCAACCCGTACCGGGTGATCCTCCTGGACGAGATCGAGAAGGCCGACCGCACCATCCACCGGCTGCTGCTGACCGCCCTCGACGAGGGCTGGATGCGGATGGCCTCGGGCAAGGTGGTCGACTTCTCCAAGGCCGTCGTCATCGCCACCACCAACGCGGGCCGCGAGGCCCTCGGGGGCAAGCCGGCGGCGGGGTTCTCCGCCGGTGGCAGTGAGCCCCCGCGGTTCAACCGGCAGCAGGTGACCTCGGCGCTGGAGCAGGCCTTCGACCCGGAGTTCCTGGGGCGCTTCATGCACCTGCTGGCGTTCCGCCCGATCGACGAGTCCGTCTACGCGGAGATCCTCCGCTCGGCGTACTCCCGCGAGCGCGAGCGCATCGTCTCGACGATGCCCCGCAACGCCACCGTGCTGCCGCCGGCCCTGCCGGACGACATCGTGGAGGCCTCGGTGCGTGCGACCTTCCAGCGCCAGCTGGGGGCCCGCCCCGCTGAGAACGAGGCCCGCCGCCTGATCGAGGACGCCCTGATGGCGCCCTCGGCGCAGCCGCTGCTCGCCGCCCCCGCCGCCGCGGCCACCCCCCTCGACGAGGAGGAAGCCGTTCCGGCGCAGGCCTGAGCCGTCGGCCGACCATGCCGCGCTCCTCCCCCCTGGGCCCCGGCCCGGGGGGAGGCTCGCCGCCAGACACATAGCCGCATAAATACGAAAGGAAGACCCGATGCCGATCCAGATGGACGACCCCTCGCTCTTCGCTGCCGCCGCCACCAAGGCGCAGACCCCCAAGTTCTTCTCCCGCTCCCTGACCGGGTCCGGCAAGTCCACGGGGCTGCTCAACAGCAGCACCCGGCCCGGGCGCTACCCGCTCGGCGAGGGCCGCCACTCGGTGCCGGTGGGCGCGGTGGCGACCAAGACCCGCTCCACGGGCAGCTCGATCACCACGAGCACGATCCCGCTGGGCACCCTGACCCAGTACACCCTGGAGGAGGCGCCCGCCTACGGCGCGACCATCCCGGTCCCCGTGCCCGAGGACCTGTTCCACATCACCTCGGCGGCGACCAAGCTCGCCTTCGACGCCTTCCTGGGCATGACCCCGCAGGGGATCATCATCACCGAGGACGGCGGGGGCGACAAGGTCTCGCGCTCCAAGCGCATCCTGTACCGGATGGAGCTCTACGTGCTCCCGGTGGGCTCCTCGCCCGCCCGGGCCCGCGTCGTGGACCACTCCTCCGGCCGCAACGCGCCGCTGGGCGAGGGCGTGGTGCTCCTGGACTGGAGCTACGCCCCGCTGGACGACGTGGAGGACCTCATCGCAACGGCGACCTCGGCCCGCACGGGCACCGGCAACCCGGTGTTCGTCGACGCCGACGACCTGGCCGCGTGGATGGACGACTATGACGTGCACGACCGCGTCTGCCGCCTGGCGGAGCAGTGGGCGGGCACCGACATCGCCGAGCACGTCGGAGACTACATCACCGAGGTGTTCGCCGCAGGCACCCCCTTGGAGCAGTCGCTGAACCGGCTCGCCTCGCAGCTGCGCTACCTGGAGACCTACAACGTCTCCCTGGAGGCGTACCGCCAGATCCACACGACGATCAACGCGGTCTGCCCGCCGAACATCGCCACGACCCTGTCCAAGCAGAACTTGAACCTGCTGATGAGCCACACCCTGGAGGAGCTGAGCTCCTTCAAGTCCCAGCTGCCGTCGCCACCTGTGAACGCGCAGGCGGCGTCGGCGCTCCCCGCGCACTTCTCCACCCAGCAGCGGGCCGCCATCACGACGGACGAGCCGCTGACGCTGGTGCAGGCCGGGGCCGGGACCGGCAAGTCCACCGTCATCCTGGCGCGCATCGCGTACCTGGAGGCGGCCGGGGTCGACCCGTCCGAGATCACCGTGCTGTCGTTCACCAACGCGGCAGCCGACAACATCAAGGACAAGAACCCACGCGTGGGGTCCATGACCATCGCGCGCATGATTCACGACATCTACTCCCTGAACCACCCGCGGCACGACCTGTCGAGCGTGGACACGATCCTCAACAGCCTCGACATCTTCTACCCGATGGACGACCTGGCCAAGGCCTTCCGCCGTCGGCTGCTGGAGATGGACAAGAAGCTGCCGGGCTCGACCACCGCGCTCAACGCGTTCGTGGAGCACTACCAGCCGCAGGTGCTGGAGATCCTCGACCGCATCGGGCAGACCTGCCTGGAGCTGGAGATCATCCTGGCCTACCAGATGATCGACACCATGGCCGAGCCGCCGCACGTGTCGAGCCGGTACCTCATCATCGACGAGGTGCAGGACAACTCGATCTTCGAGTTCATCTACGCGCTGAAGTACGTGGCCAAGCACAAGGAGAACCTGCTCATCGTGGGCGACGCGTCCCAGACTCTGTACGAGTTCCGGGCGTCGAACCCCAAGGCGCTGAACGCGTTGGAGTCCTCCGGGGTCTTCGCGACCTACCAGCTGACCACGAACTACCGCTCCAACCAGGCCATCCTGGACTTCGCCAACGTCCACCTGAGCAACATCGACGCGAACCAGTTCGCCCAGATCCAGCTCCAGGCGGACTCCCTGGCGGCGGTCACGGCCAAGGAGTTCACCGAGAAGGTGCGCCTGGACTACCGGGAGTACCGCCAGATCACGAAGTTCCGCACCGACCTGTCCGCCTACATGCACTCGATCGTCCGCCCCTACGTGGACGAGTGCCTGGCCCGCGGGGAGCAGGTGGCCTTCCTGGCCTACGACCGCGCGAGCGTGAAGATCATGGAGACGGCCCTCGCCAAGGAGTACCCGGCGATGGAGGTGGCCAACCTGGTCTCCGACCGGGCCTGCTCGACCACGGTGTTCTCGGAGTTCATCAAGAAGCACTGGGACGAGGTGCGCCAGGTGCCCGACATCAAGGACGCGGCCTTCGCCGTGACCCACGGGATCGACACCAACCTGCCGACGCTCATCCGGGGCGACGACAAGAAGGCGCGCCCGGCCGTGATGCGGATGGTGTCCGACTGGTGGCTGGAGACGCACACCTCCATCGCGGGGTGGCTGGCCCAGGTGTCGGCGGGGATGATCACCGACGACGAGTACTTCGACACGCTCCGGCAGTCGCTGCTGTCCTTCGAGATCAGCCGCAACGCCATCAAGCAGTCGCTGCTGAACCAGCGCAACAAGGAGCGCAAGGAGAAGAACCTGCAGTCCAAGGCCCGCCTGGTCGTCTCGACGATCCACGGCGCCAAGGGCCTGGAGTTCGACAACGTGGTGGTCATCCACAAGTTCGACCCCCAGATGGACGAGGCCAACAAGCGGATGTACTACGTGGCCCTGACCCGGGCCATCAACACGGAGTTCATCCTGTCCTACGGCTCCGTCAAGAAGCCGCGCATCGAGTCTGACTACGCCCTCGTGGTCGACTCGCTCCTGCACAAGGAGCGGGTCGCGGCCCTGCGGGCCCAGGGTGTCGACCTCGACACCATGGCCGAGGACGACGTGGAGGCCGCCCTGGCCCTGCTGCTGAAGCAGGCCGAGGAGGCCGCCGAGTCCGGTGACGACGACGCCCTGGCGTCGCTGCCGCCGGCGTCCGTCGGCTACTCCACGCGCGGTGACGCGCTCCCCTCCACCGAGGAGGGGGGCGGCGACGGGGACGACGACGGCGAGGGAGCTGACGACACGTCGGCCTTCACGTCCGCCACGGCCTGACGGCCGCGCGTTCGACCCGGCAGGGGTCCTGCTCCCACCACGGGGGCGGGGCCCCTGCCCCTGACGCCTCATTCGCCTGACCCGCCCACCCCACGCACACCCGCCCCTCCCCCTGAGCCGCGTGCCAGGGCGGACGGGGCCCTAAATGAACGAGGAGGACTCGCCATGACGAGCCACCCTGAACAGACCCGCACCGTCTTCCTGGGCCAGCTCTTCGACGACGGCTCCTGCATCTTCGAGGGCGTGTTCGAGCACGCCTCCGCCCGCAGGGACGCGGTCGTCGAGCACCTGCTCGCGAACTACCCGGGCGCTGACGCCGCCCGCGACGGCGGCCGCGAGGTCCACGAGCTGCTCGCCCCCTTCGGCGGCGCCAACGCCGACGTGGCGCTGCGCGAGGTCTACGACCTCTTCAGCGACGAGGGCGTGGACATGCACCTGTCCGAGGTCGAGGTGCCGGTCGTGCTGCCCCAGAGGCTGTACGCGGCCTTCACCGACTACGCGGACGGCGACGGCTCCACGGCCCTGGCCGTGTTCGCCACCCGCCAGGAGCGCTCCGACGACCTCGCCGGGCGCCTGCGCGACATGGGCGAGGACGTGGATGAAGGCGCGTCGGAGGACGAGCTCATCGAGGCCTTCACCTCCCGCGTCCTGGCCCCCACCGGCGGCGCCGTCCATGTCCACGACCTCGACCTGGTCGAGGGCGCCTGGGTGGGTGATGGCTCATGACCGCCGAGCAGCGCCCGCGCCCGCGGCCGCGCCCCTCCAGGGCCCGCCGCCAGGAGCGCCCCTCCGGCCCCGTGCGGGGCTCGGTGTGGCTCGTGGACGCGGACCCCGCCAGCCCGCCGGTCGGCACCGAGATCTGGCCCGACCGCCCTGCCGTCATCGTGTCGAACGACACCTCCAACGCCCGCTCGGGGTTCGTGTCGGTCGTCTACCTGTCGAGCTCCTCGCGCAAGCGCTCCAGCCCGGTGCACGTGCCGGTGCCCGCCGGCGCCGGCCGGAAGCAGTCGATGGCCCTGTGCGAGCAGGTCCACACCGTGGACGCCTCGCGCCTGGTGCGCCCGATGGGGTCGCTGCCGCCCGCCGTGATGGCGGACGTCGACGACGCCCTGCGGGTGTCGCTGGGCCTGTCCGGGCCCGACGGCTCCCGCTCGCTGTTCCGCAAGTGGGAGGCCTACATCCGCGAGTACGGCATCGACCTGCGCGCAGAGACGCTCGCCCTGCTGGGGCGCACCTCGGACGAGCGGGTGGAGGCGTGCGAGCGCGCGCTGGCCGTGATGGCGCAGCGCCTGGAGGCCTACCGGGTCATCCAGCAGACCGAGGACGACCTCGCCGAGGCCGTCGCCGCCGCTGAGCACGCCCTGGCCGCATCGCGCAGCGCCGACCAGAAGAAGGAAGAGGAGGTGGCCTGATGCTGGACCTTCAGGACATCGTCGACGACCAGGCCGCCAAGGCCGCCCGCACGGTCGACGCCTACGAGGACTCGGCCGACGAGGTCGGCCACCCCGAGGGGCAGCCGATCGTCGAGACCTACCCTCAGCTGGAGGCGCTCGTCGCCGGCGGCGTGCGGGGGGCGTTCGCCCTGCAGCGCGAGGCTGCCGCCTCGCCGCAGGCCATCGCGGCCGAGGTCGTCAAGGAGCTGCCGCTGGCGGGGCTGAAGCCCCACCAGTACGGCCGTTACACGGAGGCGGTCGCCGAGGGCGCCCGCCGTGCGCTGGAGTCCGTCGGCCTCGCCTGACGGCCATCGCCCCAGCGCTTCGAGCACAGCCCGGCACGGGCGCCCCCTCGGGGCGTACCCGCGCCCTAAATGAGAAGAGGGCCCGAGATGGCCCGCTACAACGAGTACGGCCTGGGCAAGCTGCCCGGCGCCGTGTCCATGACCAAGGTCAAGAACGCCCTGAAGAAGGCCCACCCCGGCCTGGTGCCGCACGTGTCCAACATCCGCGTGAACGGCCAGCTCCAGGGCTGCTCCGGCTTCGTGGAGGACCCCTCCACCGGCCTAGTCGCCTACTTCAGCGCCGACCTGAACCACGGCACGAGCCGTGAGGCCTACGTGCGCAACGCCGCCCACCTGAAGGACTACACCGGCGGTCGCAACCGCTTCTGCCCGATGGACGCCGACTCCATCGTGGAGGCGGTGGCCGAGCTGCTGGCGTCGAGCGACCGCTCATGAGCGCCGGCGAGATCACCGAGGCGGAGTTCGACGAGCGGTTCGGCGTCGAGCTCGCCCCTGACGGCTCGTTCTTCTGGGACGAGGCGCAGGTCAGGTCCGAGCAGGTCCCCACCGAGAGGGTGTGGACGGCCGTCCAGGGCGATGACGGCGGGACCGTCCTGAGGCCCGGCTGGGCCCTGGTCAACCGCTTCGCCCACGTCGTCTCCGAGCGCCCCCGCACCGGCCCTGCCGATGACGTGGACTGCGTCCTCGAGGGCGACGACGACGACGACGAGGGGGCGCGCTCATGACGCACCGCGTCCTCGCCGCCCTGGCCGCCCTGCTGGCGGCCGCGGCCCTTGCTGGCTGCGATGGTTCGGCCGAGGCCCCCAAGGAGGGCTCCGGCTCCGTTCAAACGTTCACTGTGAGCCTGCCCGACGGCCGCTCCGTCCTCTGCGTGTCGGAGAAGCGGGGCTGCTCGGGCGGGCTCTCCTGCGATTGGAGCAACGCATCATGACACAGACACAGGCCCCAGCCCGGGGGCGCTTCGACCCCGAGGACGGCGCGCCCTACGGCCGCTGCTCGGACTGCCGCGAGGTCTTCGCCACCGAGGAGGAGGCGAGCGCGCACATGACCGCGACCATGAAGGACGTGGAGCCGCCCGCGGGCGGCCTCGGCGTCGTCGCGCGAGGGCACGGCGTCCGGGTGACGAACCCGTCCCGCGCCGCCCGGCTGCGCTCGCACGTGAGCTCGGTCGTGTCCGACGCGGTCGAGGAGGCCGTGAACGACCTGCTACGCCTGACCGGCAAGGGCGACGCCTCCGAGGAGGAGGTCGCCGCGGCGCTGGCCTTCTACCCCGACTTCGCCGAGGGCTGGGAGGACGCCATGGCCGAGGAGGCCGAGGACGACGCCCCCGCCTACCCCCCTGGTGGAGGTCCCCCGGCCCACCGCCTTCGTGCAGGAGGCCCTGCCCATCGACGACGAGGAGGCGCGCCCATGACCGAGCCGCAGACCACTGCGCCCATCACCTTCCCCGTGAGCATCCAGCTGGAGCGCTGGTCCGGGCCACGCGACGACCACATCGAGGTCCTCGACACTGTCACGGTCAGTGTCGAGCAGGTCGTGGCCGAGCTGGACGAGGACGGCCGCACCGACCTCGCCGAGCGCGCCGCAGACGGGGCCTACGACCTCGACTGGGTGTACGAGCGGGCCGTCGACCTGGGGCTCATCGCCCCGCATGACGGCCCCTACACTGTCGACCTCGAGCCCCTGCACGAGTGGCTGGGGGCGAACCCCGGCGCCATGGGCGCACTGCCGCAACGGCCGCGTCGCGCCGTCACCACGGGCCGGCCGCTGGCCGCGCCCGTCACCGCCGAGCAGGCGGTGGCCGACGCGGAGGAGGACGGCTTCCTCACGGCGCTCGTCCAGGTGCCGTTCGACGACTTCCTAGCGGCCGCGGCCTCCAGGGACGACTCGTGGGACGAGCACGACCTGCTCGCCTCCAAGGTCTCGCCCCTGCTGCCGTACGCCTCGGAGTACCTCGTCGTCGGGCTCGTCCACGACCCCGACGGCAACTCCCAGCCCGACCTGCTCGTGCTGTTCAGCAGCAACGTCGCCGAGTCGGCGTCGACCCTGCTCGGCGTCGAAGAGCCCGAGGACTGAGCCGTGGCCGCCCGCTGGGCGCGCTGCCCGCATTGCGGCGAGATGCGCGACACCTCAGGCCGCTACACCTCCCCCGCCAACAGCGCCCGCGACGAGCGGTGGTGGCGCAAGGAGCACCTGTCCGGCGCCTGCTCCCCCGACGGGGGCGGCCAGGACCAGTAGGACCCGCGCGCCCCGCCCCCTGACCGGGGTGGGGCCGCGCCCCCAAATGACACAGAAGGAGCCCCGCCCCATGGCGAGCACATACATCAAGGCCGGCAGCAGCCTGCGGGTCTACGACTCCTCGATCGAGTCGTTCGACAGCCTGCCCGCCGCGACCTACGTGGTCGAGTTCAGCCCCCTGTCGGGCTTCAGCCTGCGCCAGGTCGAGGACCTGGCCGTGGGCGAGGAGCGCGTCTACGGCTCGCGCCAGTCCAAGGTCGACAAGGTCATGCGGGCCTGGGCGGCCTCCACCAGGTCGCTCGGCGTCATGCTCTCGGGCGACAAGGGCCAGGGCAAGTCCCTGTTCCTGCGGATGCTGGCCCGTGACGCCCTCGCGTCCGGCCTGCCGGTCGTCCGCGTTACGCAGTCCTTCGAGGGCATCGCCGCGTTCATCGACTCCCTGGGCGAGGCCCTGGTCGTCTTCGACGAGTTCGAGAAGGTCTTCCCGGCCGGCGGCCGCCGTGGCGGCGAGAGCGGCACGGACGAGCAGGCCCAGTTCCTGGGTCTGTTCGACGGCACCAGCTCGACCCGCCGCATGTACTGCGTCACGGTCAACGACCTGCTGTCGGTCTCGTCCTACCTGGTCAACCGCCCCGGCCGGTTCCACTACCACCTCCGGTTCGCCTACCCCACCCCCGAGGAGGTCGGCCTCTACCTGCGCGAGCAGGTCGCCCAGGACGACCCCCGTGTCGCCGACGCGGTGCGGTTCTCCTCCCAGGTGCCGCTGAACTACGACCACCTGCGGGCCGTGGCCTTCGAGATGCGCGCGGACGCCTCCAGCTCGTTCTCCGACCTGGTCGCGGACCTCAACATCAAGGCCGTGGAGTCCCCGCGCTACCTCGCCACCGCGAAGTACGCGCAGCAGGACGACGTCGTCGGCGTGGTGGCGTTCAACCCGTTCGGCGGCTCCCGGGCCCCCGAGGACCTCTACCTGAGGTCGGGGCGCTCCAGCCTGTACTGCTCGTTCCACCCGTCCGACCTGGAGCCCCGCGGCTCCAGCCTCGTCATCGACGGCGCCCGTCTCATCATGGACGACGACGGCGACGACGACGACACCCGCCCCACCGAAGTCGTGTTCGACCTCGTCGGGCAGGCCAACTACTCCTACCGCGCCCTGTGAGGCGCGGCCCGGGAGGGCCGACACGCCGCCGCTGGGGGTCGGGCCGCCGCTGAGGCGCCCGGCCCCTCGCGGCCCCAAATGAAGGAGGTCGCCATGGCGCGACGACGCACCACCCGCTCGAAGCAGTTCGAGCTGGCCGGGGCCCACTACCTCGTGGTCACCGAGGGGGCCCGCCAGGGCTACCAGGCCACCGTCTACCGCTGGAGCCCCGACAAGTTCGGCTCCGGCGGGTGGGAGGAGGCCCTGCGGCCCGTCCACTACCTCTGGTACCTGCTGCGCGAGGTCCGCGTCACCGCCCTGGCCAAGGCCACCGGGCTGGACGAGGACGACGTCCTGCGGCAGGTCGCCGACCGACGCACCAAGGAGGCGCTGTGCTTGACCTGATCGCGTTCACCGGCTGGAAGCAGTCCGGCAAGAACACCGCCGCCCAGGTCCTGGTGGACCGCGCGGGCTTCGTGCCCGACGCGTTCGCCGACGACCTGAAGGCCATCGTCCACGATATCGAGGGCGTGTGGGTGCGCGTGCCGGCCGCAGTGCTGAGCTCCGACCCCCGGCGCCCCATGCGCAAGCCCGAGCAGTTCCTGCCCTACCAGGAGGTCGTGGGCCGCCTGGGGCTCGACAACGCCAAGGAGCTCGTGCCCGACGTGCGCCGCATCCTGCAGACCTTCGGCACCGAGGCCATGCGCTCGCGCTTCGGCCCCACCGTGTGGTCCGACCGGGTGCTCGCCAGGGTCGCCGAGCGGCGCGCCCTGGGCTCCCCTCAGCGCACCGTCATCACCGACGCGCGCTTCCCCGACGAGGTGTCCGCCGTGCGCGGCGCCGGGGGCGTGCTCATCCGCGTGGTCCGCCCCGGGCAGGTGCTGCCCTCTGGGGCGCACGCCTCCGAGGCGGCGATCGCCTCGCTCGAGGTGGACGCCGAGGTCGTCAACGACGGGTCGGTGGCCCAGCTCCACGCCCGTGTGCTGGAGGCCGTCGTCGGCCTGCAGCGCGACGACAACACAGTGCTGGCCCGCCTGGCCGCCCGACTGCGAGAGGAGGCCTGACATGGCCGACAGCAAGACAGACCTGGGATTCGTCCCCGCCGCCGAGCGGCTGCGCCGCTCCCATGAGGGCTTCCTCGAGTCCACCGCCGACCACGCCCTGACCGTCATCAGGGACGACGGCGTCTACCGCCACCTGAGGGTGGGCAGGCCCGGCACGGGCATGTGGTCCTGGTCCGTCGTCACCTGGCCCGGCCACCTGGCCATCACCGGGGATGTCGCCGAGGGCTACGTGTTCGCCCGCGTGACCGACATGCTCGACTTCTTCCGCTCCGGCGCCCGTGACGGGCGCTCGATCGACTTCCGCTACTGGGCGGAGAAGGTCGTGGGGCGCTCCCGCACCGACCTCAAGGTGTTCTCCGAGGACGCCTTCCTGGAGGCCGTGCACCACGACCTGTTCGTGGAGGGCCAGCTCTCCGAGGAGGTCGAGGCCGACGTCCGCGCGGACGACCCCGCCCTGGCCGACAAGGTCGCCGCCCTGCGCGAGCAAGTCTGGTCCGACGCCAGGGGCGTCTGCGACCCCTACGGCCACGACCGCGGCTTCTACGAGTGGCTCGCCGAGTACTCGGTCGAGGTGCCCGAGGCGCTGCGCGACTTCGTCTACCTGCGCCACGGCGAGGAGGAGTGGGCTCCGTGGGCCGACGACTACTACGAGATGGGCCTGCAGGACTGGGACTCCAACTTCCTCATCGCGTGCTGGGCCCTGGCCCTCACAGTCCGGTTGTGGGACGCCCACGTAGCCGAGCGCGGCGCCTCTGACGGCTTCGCGATCGTCGAGGGCGTACGGCCGGCAGTCCTGGGAGCTGGACGCCCTCGACCCGCCGGTCCTCGTCGACCTCATCAGGTCGCACGTGGAGTCGCTCATCGACGACCCCGCCGCGTGGGACGACGCCATGGCCGAGGACGCCG